ACGTACATCGCCGAGAGCTACGTCAAGGCCGCGCTCGACGTCACGGGCACGGCCGAGGAGGTGCGCACGCTCGTCGAGCGCTACGACGGCTTCAACGTCATCGTGGGCGACCAGGGCGCGCTCGGCGTGGGGTACATCCGGGAGTTCCGGTTCCGGCATCAGATCCCGATGGTGCCGGCCGAGAAGCGAGAAAAGCTTGCCGCTCGGAAGCTGTTTCGCGGTGCGATGGAGCGCGGGCACGTCAAGGTGCTCTGGCCACAGTGCGAGGAGCTCGAACGCGAGTACGAGACGCTGGTGTGGGACCGTCACGGGCGGGACGCTGCGCCTGGACTTGCAGACCACTGCTCGGATGGTGTACTGTATGGCTGGCGTGCATCTCGTGCGCACGCCAGTCGGGCACCAGACCAGCGCCCGGCTCCCGGCACCCGCGCTGCGGACCGTGCCGAAGCGGAGCGGATCAAGCAGGCCGAGCGGAGGCGCTACGAGGAGCGCCAGCGGCGGCCCGCTTGGGAGAGCTGGTGACTCTGACCCCCGCCGACACGCAGGCCCTGCTGCGGCTCGTGGACGAGCTCCGCGAGCGCGGGGCCGTGCGCGTCCGAGTGGGCGAGGTCGAGGTCCAGTTCGCCGCTCCCAAGCCGCGCGCGGTGGCGCCCGCCGAGCCGGCCGAGACGCCCGCGCAGCGCGCGAAGCGTGAGGCGGCCGAGTATGAGGAGATGCTCCTGTGGAGCGCGGAGGCCGGCGCGTGAAGCACGGCCCGTCGACCGTCCTCGAGCGTGATCGGCGCTGGTGGCTGGCCGAGAGGTCGGAGGCACACCACCAGGTGTGCCGCATCGCCGAGCACCTCCTCGACGCCGCGCAGCACCGCCACCAGGCCGATTTGCGGCACGCTCGCATGTACGGCAACGCCAAGCTCCTCGGGCTGGGGCCGTCGCGGTACGCCACGGTCGACCGCGTAGACCGAGGTATGGCCCTCAACGTCGTGGCGAGCGTCGTCGACACAGCGGCCAGCAAGATCGCGAAGAACAAGCCAGCGCCGAAGTTCTTGCCGAATGGCGGTGACTGGTCGCTGCGTCGCAAGGCCAAGAAGCTCAACAAGTTCGGCAAGGGCGTGCTGCATGCGTCGCGCGCGTACCGCGAGCGAAGCCAGGTGTTTCGCGATGCCTGCATCTTCGGTACCGGAATCGCAAAGGTGCTCGAGCGCGACGGCGACATCTATTGTGAGCGCCGGTTCCCGTGGGAGATCCTCGTCGACGACCAGGAGTCCGTGTACGGCTCGCCGCGCACGCTGGTCGAATGCCACTACGTTGACAAGGCGATCCTCCTCGAGCGCTTCGGTGGCTCTCGCAACTCACGGGCTTACCAGGCCATCCTCGACGCCAAGCCGACCGACCGCGACACGCCGACGCGCGACACGCTCAGCGAGCAGATCGAGGTGTTTGAGGCGTGGCACCTGCCGAGCGGCAAGGGCGCCAAGGACGGCCGCCACGTCGTGGTGATGCAGGACTGGACCTTCGTCGACGAGCCATGGACGCGCGATGACTTCCCGTTCGCGGTCTATCGTTGGGTCGAGCCGGTGGCGGGCTGGTGGGGCCAGGGAATCGCGGAGCGTCTGACGCCGATTCAGTTCGAGCTCAACAAGCTCCTCCGGCGCATTCAGGACGCGCACCACCGCCTCGGCATCCCGTGGGTCATCAGCGACGCCGCGGCTGGAATCCCCGAGAGCCACATCACCAACGACATCGGGATCATCCTGACGACGACAGCGCCGGGCTCGGCGCCGCGCGTGCAGGTCAATCAGACGATCCACCCCGAGATCTACGCGCACGTCTGGACGCTCGAGGAGAAGGCGTACGCGCAAGAGGGCATCTCGCAGATGTACGCGCAGGGCAGGAAGGCCCCCGGCCTGAACAGCGGCGTGGCCCAGCGCGAACGCAACGACATCGAGAGCGAGCGGTTCATCCTCGCCGGCCAGCGCTGGGAGGATTGGCACATGGACGTCGTCCGCCTCGCGCTCGATTGCGTGCGTGAGCTGGGCGACGACTACACGATCGACGTGCCGTGCCGGAAGTGGGCCGAGCGCGTGAAGTGGAGCGACGTCGCCATGGCGCCGGACTCCTACAACATGCAGGTCTGGCCGATCTCAATCCTGCCGCAGACGCCCGAGGCGCGGCTCGAGAAGGCGCAGGAGATGTTCGGCGCCGGGCTCATGAGCGCGGCGCAACTGGCCGAGGCGCTCGACCTGCCAGACGACCGCACGCTGCCGATCGTGGCGGCATCCGAGGCCATCGAGTGGGCGATCGACCGCATGCTCGACACGGGTGAATTCGTGCCGCCGGAGCCTCTCGACAACCTCGAGCTCGCGAAGGTGTACGCGCTCACCTCGTATCACGAGGAGCGCATCCAGGGCGCGCCCGAGGACCGGCTCGAACTGCTCCGCGAGTACATCGACGCAGCAGACGAGCTGATGCAGCCGCCGGCCGGTGCGATGCCTGGTGGCCCGCCTGGCCCGATGCCACCCGGTGCCGACGCGGCGCCTCCACCCGACCCCGCTGCCGACGCTCTCGGTGGCATGCAGCCCGTAGGTAGCGCCTGATGGACGTGGAGACCGACAGCGTATCGACCGAGCCCGTGGAGGCGTCCAGCGAGCCCGTGGAGGCCACGCAGGGCGCGCCCGCTGCGCAGCTCACCGAGGAGACGCCGAAGGCCGAGGAGGGCAAGCCTGCGGCCGAGGCGTGGGCGAAGCTGCGGCGGGCTGAAGAACGCGCACGTCGCGAGCGCGAGGAGGCCAAGGCTGAAGCCAAGCGCGTCGCCGAGGAGCGCGCGCAGATCGAGGCGCTGAAGGCCGAGGCCGAGGAACTGCGGCGCAAGGTCTCGCTCGACGCGTACGACGACCCGCTGCAGTGGCTCGAAGCGACGGGCGTCGACTACGACGACTTGACGCGGCGTATCCTCTCGCAGCCGAAGCCGTCGCGCGAGGTCGAGGAGCTGCGCGCGAAGCTCGACAAGCTCGAGGCCGAGCGCGAGGCCGAGCGGAAGGCCGCCGAGGAGCGGGCACAGGCTGGCGCGTGGAGCGAGGTGATGCGGGCGTTCGAGGAGCATATCGCGCCGCCGGCTGAGGGCGAGCATGAGTTCGAGCTGTTGCATGCCGAGTGGTCCGCAGACCGTGCGAGCATTGAATCCGAGCTTCGCGAGATGGCCGAGCAGAAACCTGAACTGTCTGTCGCCGAGGCGGCCGAGCTCTACGAGAAGTTCCTCGTCGAGCAGACCAAGCGTCGGCTCGGAGCGAAGAAGCTCCGGGCCATGATGTCGGCGGAAGCCGACCCGAAGCAGAGCACCACGGCGACCCGCCAAGCACCGACCGGGTCACAGGCGAGCGAGGGAGGTCCTCGTACGCTGTCACACGTGGACTCGTCCGAGCGCGCCACCGACGTGGCAACCTCCAAACCGCTGCACGAGATGACGCTTTACGAGCGTCGGCAGTGGGAGAAGGAAAGCGAAGCTCGGGCGGCGAAAGCGCTCGAAGACCTGTGGAGGTCTCGTAGCGCGTAGCAGGTGCAATTATGGCTGCATTTAGCGCGAGCGATGCGCTCCCGATCCTGAAAGAGATCTACCCGAACGGGCGAGTCCCGCGGGAGCTCTGGTACAAAAACGCCCCTCTCCTGGCCCTGCTGCCGAAGGACGAAGACGCGTACGGCGAGCATGTGAAGGTGCCGCTGCTCTACGGTCACCCTCAGGGCCGCAGTGCGAGCTTCGCGGAGGCTCGTGCGAACGTCACCGGGTCCAAGTACGCGGCCTTCGAGGTCGACACGATGGACGACTACGCGGTCGCGCAGATCACGGGCCGCGCCATCGACAAGGGCAAGAAAGACCGCGGAAGCTTCGTGCGGACCTTCAAGGGCGAGCTGCAGGGCTCGCAGCGGCAGCTGAAGCGCTCGATGGTCCACGCGCTCTACCGCAACGGCGGCGGAGCGATCGGGCAGGTGGGTGCGTACACGGCCACGCAGACCACGTTCACTTTGGCCGACGTGCGTGATGCGGTGTTCCTCGAGGTCGGCATGGAGCTGCAGGCCGATACCACCGACGGCACCAGCGGATCCGTTCACAGCGGCTCGGCCACGATCACGGCGATCAACCGCCAGACCGGCGTCGTCACCACCGACAGCGCGTGGGATTCGCAGATCACCGGCTTTGCCGCGAACGACTACATTTTCGTCGACGGCGACTTCGGAGCGAAGCTGCACGGGCTCGAGGCGTGGATCCCGTCCAGCGCACCGGGTGTCACCGCGTTCAACGGCGTCAACCGGAGCGTCGACACGACGCGCCTGGGTGGCGTGCGCTACGACGGCTCTGCGCAGCCGATCGAGGAGGCGCTGATCGACGGCACCGAGCTCGTGGTGCGCGAGGGCGGCGAGCCGGACGTGATTGTCGTCCACACCAAGACGTTCGCGAATCTGGCCAAGGCTCTCGGCTCGAAAGTCACCTTCGGCATGCGCGACGCCTACGACGCGAAACTGAGCTTCAAGACGATCAAGCTCGCGGCCTCGCACGGCGAGATCGACGTCATCGCGGACCCGAATGCGCAGGGCGACGTGGCGTGGGTGCTGCAGCTCGACACCTGGACGCTCCACTCGATGGGTCCGACTCCGCGTCTCCTCGACGACGACGGCAACCCTTACCTCCGGCAGCACGACAGCGACGGCGTCGAGATCCGCTCGGTCTACCGCGCGAACCTCGGCTGCGGCGCGCCGGGATGGAACGGGCGCATCGCGCTCTGATGGTGACCTGATATGGCCAACCGACACACGTTTCCCGCACACTCGCTCGACAGGTCTGTCGTGACGCTGTTCGGGTCGGTCACGTTCGGCGGCTCCGGTGCCGTCGCGTCGACCGATGCGAACGGTTTCGCGGTCACCAAGCCGAGCGGGACCGGGGTCTACCGCATCACGCTCGAGGACAAGTGGGCAGCCCTCGCCGGCATCTCGCTCGTCATCGACAACGCCACCACGGCGGCCGACGTCAAGATGCAGATCTCCGACGTCGACCTCGCGAGCCGCGTCATCGATCTGCAGTACATCAGCGGCACCGGAGCGGCGAACGCCACCTCGGGTCACATCCTCTACATCACGCTGAACCTGCGGAACTCCAGCGTCCCGCGGAAGGGTGCGTGACGTGGCCGGCAATCCGAAGCGCATGGCAGCGGCGGTGCTGGCCCTTCGCCCATCGGGCGTGGGCCAGTCCGCCGAGGCTGGCGACGACGACGACGATGACGCGCTCGACGAGACCGGCGAGGCAGCGCTCGAGGCGGCCAGCGAAGAGCTGATCGCAGCGGTCGAGGCCAAGGACCCGCGGGCAGTCATGGCTGCGCTACGCGCCGCCTATCGATCGATGTGAGGTGACCGGGTGGCTCGGACGAGGACACTGGCTCAGCTGCGCGAGGAGGTGCGCCAGCGCGTCGACGTCGAGAACGCGACGACGTGGCTGCCCAATGCCGAGCTCACCCGGTACATCAACCAGAGCATCGCGCGCCTACATCGATTGATCGCGCGCGAGCACGAGGAGCTGCTCGTCGACTCGCAGACGGTCGTGACCGTTCCGGGGGTCGAGCTGTACACGCTGCTCGCCGGGTACCATAAGATCGTCGGCTCGCCCGAGGTCGACCTCGGCGGGCCCGGCCCGGTGCCGATGCGCCGGTGGACGTGGGCCGAGCGCACGAGCTACCTGTACACGGGCGGCTGGACGAGCGACCAGCCCGTGGCGTACCGAATACTCGGCGCAGACCAGCTGTCATTCCTCCCGGTGCCGAACGCGGCACACACGATCACAATCCACTACATCCCGCCGCCGACCGACCTGGCTGCGGACGGCGACACGTACGACGGGCGCGCGGGCTGGGAGGAGTGGATCGTCGTCGACGCCGCGATCAAGGTGGCGATCAAGGAGGAGAGCGACACCACCGAGCTCCGCGCGGAGCGTGACGAGCTGTGGCGCGACATTACCGCAGACCTCGCGACTGTCGACCAGGGCGCCCCGCCTCGCGTCGGCGACGTGCGCGGCGACGGCGCAGACTGGAGGTACGAGTGAGCGGCCGCCCGGCACGGTACGCGGTCGAGAGGGTGGCTGGCTCGCCCGAGCTGGAGCGCCTGCAGGACCGCCTGCGGCCCATGCTCGAGCGGCTGAGCCAAGATGCCGATTCGGCCGACGGCGCGGCCCAGGGAGCCTCTACGGCGGGCGGGACGACCTACTCGCCGGCCAACGCGTCCAACTGGACCGGCGTACCACCCTCGACTGTCGCCGAGGCACTCGATCGCATCGCTGCGGCGCTGGGGCCGATCTGATGGCACTCGTCAAGCAGGACATCGACCTCCCGCTCGGCGAGGGCGTGCAGCAGGGGATGAGCGACAAGCTCCTCGACCAGCCAAAGCTGGCTGAGCTCGTCGACTGCCGCCTCGACAAGCGCGGCGAGATCGCCAAGCGCTACGGCTCGACGGCGCTCTCGGTCCTGGGCATCTCGTCGACTGCCACGCCGGAGACTGTGCTCGCCCACCGCAACGCGCTGCTGCAGCTGACGAGCGAGGGCATGCATGCCTACGATGCCACCGACGCCCGGTGGAATCGCACGAACGCTGCAGGACCACGGCCGTGCGTGATCACGACCGACCCTGTGGCGCGGGGCAATGGCAGCTACGTCGACGGCGACGTGGCGTATGACGCAGCGACCGGCGTCATCATCGTGGTCTCGCACGACCGCGCTAGGAGCGTCGTCAACGTCAGCGGCATCGAGGCTGCGACGGGCGCCGTGATCACCACGCGTGGCACGGTGCCCGCGCAGATCACGCACGTGCCAAAGATCGTCACGCTCGGCGGACGCTTCGTGCTCTTCGGTCGCAGCGGTAGCTCGACGGGCGACATCTACGCTGCGAGCTATGACCCAAGCCTCGGCACCTTTGCGTTCGGTGCGGCGACGCTGATCCACTCCGGTCAAGGAGATACCGACTACGATGTCCACGCGGACGGCACCTACGCGCACTGCGCGGTGGCTAGGCCGACCTGGGTCGGTGGGTGGACCTGCTATCAGGTCACGAGTGCGCCAGCAGTCACTGCGAGCATCACGCCAGTCGGTTTTCGAGAGGCGCAGTCAATTGCTGTCCGCAGCAACCCAGGTGTCGGCATCTATGTGCTCTTCTACGACACGCACCCGTCGCCGGATCAGGTAAGTGTCGACATCTTCGACGAGGCGTATACGACGGTCGCAGCGAGCCCGACAAAAGCGTTTGATGTTACGCTTCCTGGCACGCCGCCAGGCACTCCGCCGTACCGGCTCGCTCTCACTGTCAACTCAGTGGCCAATGAGGTCTGGTGCTTTGCGTCGACGGACCGCGGAAACGGAACGAACACCGGCTCGCTCATGTATCGCGCTCTCGATGACAGCCTTGGATACGTGACCAACCGTGCCGAGGTGCCGAATCTATTTTTGGCCACGCGCGCGGCGACCGACTTGACCGGGCGCGCCGTGGTCGGTGTCGTGCGCGACGTCGACTACACTCTCGGCGGCTTCACGGTACGCGAGCCCCAGCCGTCAGGATTCCTGGTGACCCCGCAGTCAGTCTCGTCGTGGGAGATCGACCCGGCGAACCCGACCAACCCCCCTACGCTGCAAACGAAGCTGTGGCTGGCCGTGCTCGGCCGCTTTGGCATTGACTCGATCGAGATGCGCGGCGGCAAGGTGGCGGGCAGTGGCCAGCTGTACGACCTGCAGACCGACCGCCACACGAGCGCACTTGTCGACGTCGACGGCAAGCTCATGGCGGCATACACGGTCGGCGTCGGTGCAGGCCATCTCGAAGACGTTCCAGCTCGCTCCGCCGTGGACGTGCTGACGGCGGACGTGTCCCCGGGCCGCGTGCGCAGCGCGGAGTCAGAGGAGCTCGCTCTCGTTGCAACGGGTGAGCTGCAATGCTTTGACGGTGTAAGGCATACAGAGCTGGCAATCCCGGTGCAGCCACACCGGCTGCTGTGGAATGAGGGCTTCGCGGCTGCGGCGCTCGGCACGGACACGACGGCAGGGGGTATTGGCGCTGCGGCGGGCGACTACACCGGCACGCCGTCATGGGGCTCGACCGGCGTGGGCCATTACCAATGGGCAGTACACCGGTACCGCTACTGTTTTCGATGGGTCGACAGCCGGGGCAACTTGCACCGAAGTGGATTTTCCGACCCGGTCGGATTCGGTCGGCTCGTCGATCGCAGCGACGTCAACCCGGCGGATTTTGTGTTCATGGATTTTGGTGCGAGCGGATACACGGCCCACAATCGCATCTTTTTGCTGCCGAAACCCACGCCAACTGCGCTCAGTGGCGAGGACGACGTACGCATTCAGGTGGAGCTCTACCGGCGCCCGGTCGAGTTCGTCGAATACCAGGTGCAGGTCGGCTCAGACGTCGAGACCAATCGAGAGATCGCGAGCCACGGCGACGCGACCTATCGGCTCGTCGGCGTGCTCGACATCGGCGACGTGAGCGGGTTTCCGTGCCTCGGGTGGGTCCAGGATCCGCTAAGCGGGGTGGGCTCTAGCAACCTGCAAGCCGCATCGGCGCCGATCCCGTACGTCGACAGCGGCGAGCTGCCGAGCGAGGCGATCGGGCCGACGCTCGACGTTTGCTCGACGCAGCAACGGCTGTTCGCGATCGATGCCGAGGACCGGCTCCGCGTCTACTTCAGCAAGCCGTTTGCTCGAGGCTACGCGCCCGAGTTCAACGGCGCGCTCACGCTGCGGTGCGCGAGCGAGGGCGGCGATCTCGTGGCGTGCGAGACGCTCGACGACAAGCTTATTCTGTTCAAGCAAAGCCGGATCTACGTGACGCCGGTGTTTTCCGGGCCCGATGCGCTCGGCAACGGCACAGCGTTCGACGCTCCTCGCGAGATCAGCAGTGACGTGGGCTGTGTCAGCCGAAAGAGTGTCGCCACAGGCCCCTTCGGAATCTGCTTCCAGTCGCAGCGAGGGATCTACTTGCTCGGCCGTGATTTGGGGCTGACGTGGGTGGGCGAGGCAGTGCGCGATTCGCTCGCGGGCCGGACGATCCAGGCGGCCACTGTGGTGCCGGTGGCTAACGAGGTCCGGTGGGTGCTGGACGACGGCACTGCGCTGGTGTGGGAGTACCGTCTCAACCAGTGGATGACGCATGCCAACGTGCCGTCGGTTGACACGTGCATCTGGCTCGACCGGTGGACGCGAGTTCTGGAATCGAGGACTGCGCGGCACGATGATTCGACCACGTATTCGAGCAATCCGGGCCGACCGCTGCCGTCGATCACGACCTCGTGGATCAAGCTCGCTGGCCTACAGGGGTTTCAGCGCGTGTGGCGTGCCACGCTGATCGGTACCCACATCACGGGCCATCTGGGCGTGCAAGTCGGCTACGACTACGAGAGCGGGTGGACCGATACGCACACGCTCACGCAAGCGCAGATCAACGCGCTACCGAACATGCAGCTGCAGCTGGTGCCGAGCAGGCAGAAGTGCCAGGCGATCCGGTTCAGGATCTACGAGATCGCCACGCTCGGAGATGTCGGTTTTACCGTTGGAGAGGGCTTTAAGCTGCAGGGGATCCGTCTGCGGGTAGGCATGCGGCAAGGCACCTACAAGCATCTCGGAAGCGGAGCGAGGAGGTAGGTCATGCGGCAGCCGTCGATGGGTCAGATGTACCGACAGACCATGCGGAACATGATGCAGGGTCAGGGTGCAAATCAGTACGGCGCGAGTGCGCGCACGCAGGCGCAGCAGAGTGCAATGGCCATCGGCGCTGGGAACGCTGGGGTCTCACCGGCGCTCGCTGCACGGCAGGCTGGGCAGGCCGCAGCGCAGCAAAGCGCGCAGATCGGCGCACAGGTCGCGCAGATGCGCATGCAGGAGCAGCAGGCAGGCATGCAGCAGGCTTTCCAGCAGGAGCAGGCCGACAACGCCCGCGTGGACCGCGCGATCGGGATGGGCCTGCAGGTGGCGGGTTCCGGCCTCGGCATGCTCATGAGCGACGAGGAGGCCAAGATGGCCCTCGGGGGTGGTCGACAGGCGGCCGACCGCTTCATCGACTCGCTCGAGCCGCAGCGCTACGAGTACCGACCCGAGACGGGCCAGCCCGGGGGTACGCGGCTCGGCGTGATGGCGCAGGACGTCGAGCGCGGCGCGCCCGAGATGGTGGGCACGCGTGGTGACGGGTATCGCGGAATTGACCGCGACCAGGCCATCGGCGCGATCCTCGCGAGCGTCGGCCGCATCGGCGAGCGTCTCGATGGCCTTGAGCGTCGACGAGGAGGGAGGCGCTGATGCCGCCCGGTGACCCGGAGGGCTACACGGTCGAGGACCTCCGTGCGACTCGCCAGCGTCGACTGGGGAGCCGCATCAACGAGCGCATGGACGAGATCGGACGGGCCGGGCTCTACAACGACGGCTCGCAGCCGCGCTACGTGCGCCGTGAGGGCGACGTCGGCTACTTCGAGCCTGCCGGCGGCGGACCGGAGCGTGCGGTTTACCTTCCGAGCGCGCCGAGCTTCGCGCGCATCGTCGAGGAGGCCGACGCGGCGCAGCGGCAGGTGCAGGCCCAGCCCGGCGGCATGGGTGCGAGCGCTCCGGTGGCCGACCGTGGCGGCGCGGTGGTGCCGGGGCCGGACCCGGAGCTCGCGCAGCTGGTGCAGCAGCGCCTGCCGCGTGCCGAGCCGCTCGCTCCGTCCGCTCCGATGCCGCCCGGCGCATTCGACCTCGACGCGGCAGTTCAGCGTGCCGCGCAGCTCGAGGCACAGCGTGCGGCCCAGCCCGCGCCGGCTCAGCCCGCGCCGCAGCCGATGACGGTCGGTGGGCCGCTGCAGATCCCGGTCACCGCAGTAGACCCAAACTTGCTCCCGCTCGGCTCGCCGGCTCGCCAGGTCGTCGTCGGCAACGAGCGATTCGGCGCCGAGGCGCTCAGCGACACGGCCGACCTCACTGTCGGCGCTCGCCCGCAGGCGCCCGCAGGAGGCACGCCGGCGCCCGGACGACCCGGTGCGCCGGTGCCTGCCGGTGCGGGCCGTATGCGGGCTGCTGGACGTCCTGCCGCGCCTGCTGCACCGCTCACCGAGGCGCAGCGCAACGAGCGGCTCATTGCCGAGCTGACGGACCGCCCGCAGGACGCGGCGCCGATTGCGCCGGAGGACTTTCGTCGCGCGAGCTTCGGCGAGCGGACGGCCGACCTCATC